GAATTGGCAGGCGTATCGGTTGTTAGCGCCAACACGGACGGCGTAGTTTTGCGCTGTCCCACCGCCAAGATTGACGAGATGGAAAACATCGCATTCGATTGGATGCTAACAACCAGCTACGAGCTTGAACGCGCAGAATACAGCGTGCTTGCAAGCCGTGACGTCAACAACTACGTTGCTGTTAAAACTGACGGCGAGATTAAGCGCAAAGGCGTGTTCGCTGACGGCGGATTGGCTAAAAACCCTGATTGCAATATCGCGTTTGATGCTGTTGCGCAATATCTGGCAACAGGCAAGCCATTAAAAGAAACGATTATGGAATGTAACGACGTTCGCCAGTTTCTGACCGTTCGCCGCGTCACTGGTGGAGCTGTTTGGTGCGGTGAGTATCTCGGCAAAGCTGTTCGCTTTTACTACAGCCGTGCGGTAGATAAAGACGTTTGCATTGCATATGCCAAGAACAGCAACAAAGTGCCGAAGTCCGACGGCGCACGCCCGATGATGACTTTAACGAACGCTGTTCCAGATGACGTCGATTATGCGCGTTACATTGAGATGGCGGAAGAATTATTAAAAGAGGTCGGTCATGCGTGAATCTGTGATTGAAAAAACATTAGTTGAGCGCGTAAAAGCGCTTGGTGGGATGTGTGAGAAGTTTACCAGCCCTTCGCGTCGTGGCGTACCCGATAGGCTTGTGATGTTACCTGGCGGGCGCGTTGTATTTGTTGAGCTGAAAGCGCCAGGTAAATCGCTCAGCGTATTGCAGCAACGCGATCATGCCCGACGCCGCGCACTTGGTTGCACAGTGTTTGTTATTGATAGCTTGGAGAGTGCAAATGCTTTCACGGGATAACCTGCACGAATATCAGCGCCGAGCTGTGCAATTTATTGTTGAGAAAAAACGCTGCCAGCTTTGGCTTGACATGGGCCTTGGCAAATCTGTCACAACATTAACAGCAATCACTGATTTGCTCGACAGCTTTTCAGTGTCAAGAGTTTTGGTCATTGCGCCTTTGCGCGTAGCCAATAGCGTATGGAAACAAGAGGGCGAGAACTGGCAGCATTTAAACGGCTTGCGCATCGTCGTTTGCACTGGCTCAGAGAAACAGCGCTTGCAGCGCTTGCAGTCCGATGCAGATGTGTACGTTATCAACCGTGAAAACGTCGCATGGCTTTGCGACTTGTATCGGAAGCGTTGGCCGTTTGACTGTGTTGTTATTGACGAAGCCAGTAGTTTTAAAAGCGCTGGTGCTCAGCGTTTTAAAAGCCTCAAGCGCGTATTGCCGCACACATCACACATGGTTCTGTTGACCGGCACGCCATCGCCGAATGGCCTGATGGATTTGTGGGCGCAATGCTACTTGGTTGATTTTGGCGCAGCGCTTGGCAAGACGATGACGGCGTACAAACAGCGCTTTTTCGAGTCCGACTTTATGGGCTACAAATTCACGCCGAGAGAAGGTGCAGACGACAAGATTAAATCGCTTGTGGCTCCTTACACGCTGTCTATGCGCGTTGAAGATTACCTAGATATGCCTGACTATTTACCGTCGATTATGGGCGTTGATATTGGTGTTAAAGCACTGAAACAGTATGGTGAGTTTGAGGATAATCTCTTTGCCGAGTTTAAAGGCCATGAGATTGAAGCGCAAAGCGCTGCGGTATTGGCTAACAAGCTACTGCAATTTGCAAACGGGGCGATGTATGTCGATGAGCATAAAAACTATGTGGAGATCCACAACGAAAAACTTGAAGCGCTTGCAGAGTTAGTAGACGACAACCCGACAGAAAACTTGCTGGTTGCTTACAACTATCAAACCGACTTGGAACGCCTACAAAAGCGCTTTCCGTTCGCAACCGTGCTGGACAAGAACCCCGACACAATCAAAGCCTGGAACGCTGGCAAAATCAAAATGCTGTTGGCGCATCCGGCCAGTGCGGGCATGGGGATTAATTTGCAGCACGGCGGGAGAGTCATTGTATGGTTTGGTTTAAGCTGGTCTTTGGAATATTACCAACAATTTAATTGCAGGCTATACCGTCAAGGTCAAACGAAACCCGTTCGAATCATACACCTTGTTTCATCTGGAACCATTGACGAACGTGTTGTTTCAGTTCTAAACAACAAAGCCGCTAGTCAAAATGATTTAATGAACGCCTTGAAAATCACAATGTCCCCCCGCTAAACTTACAGTGTAAATTAAACGGGAGATTCGCAATGCCTTGGAATACTAAATTAATCGACGGCAAGCCGTCCAGCCACCATCCTTTGTATAGCACTTGGAAAGGGATGCGAGAAAGATGTAAAAATCCGAATCACAAAGACTATGCTACATACGGCGGGAAGGGTGTCTCGGTTTGCGAGCGCTGGAACGACTTCGAAAATTTTGTTTTCGACATGGTTGAACGCCCTTGCGGTAAGACTTTAGACCGAATCGATCCGAACGGGAACTACTGCCCTGAAAATTGCAGATGGGCAACGCACAAAGAGCAAGCGCTAAACCAGAAAAAAAGAAAAACGGGTTTTAAAAAAGGTTTATATAGAAATTCAAAAACAGGGGTTGCGGGTGTTTACGACATGGGGAATGGTCGTTTTCGAGCCGTATCTTTTACAAATGGTAAAAACAAACATATCGGTTGTTTTGATTCGATAGAAAAAGCCGCCGAAGCACTAAAACACAAGGAACCAACATGACAACACCACCACGCGCAACAACACAAATCAGCCTGTATCACGAAAAGCACCTTGTAACCCGTGGCGCAGGCGTACCGATTGAGCAATGCAGTCATGATGAGCAAGTGGCTGTGTGGTTAGTGGATTTGTTTTTGGAGAGTGCAAGCATTAACAGCAAGTCAGACCAGATAGAGTGAATTGCTGTGATATGTTTTAATTTTTTGGGGGTGAAATATGATTAAATGTGTTGTGCCAGTTAGCGGAGGAAAAGATAGTCAGGCATGTTTAAAGCTAGCCAGTCAGCTTTTTAAGCCTTCAGAGGTGTTTGGACTGTTCTGTGATACTCAATTCGAGCATCCTGAAACATATAAGCACGTTGAGCGAATGAAAGAGCTGTATGGTATTCAGATTTTAACTATTACAGCTGGAAGCGTAGATGAAAAGGTTATGCGGTATGGCAGATTCCCAGGCGGAGGCGCTAGGCACTGCACAGATGAGCTAAAGATAACACCATCAAAGAAATGGTATAAGCAGTTGGCTGAACTGCAAGAGGAAGGTTTTCAGGTGTTTTATGGCATGCGTTCTGAAGAGTCAGCAGAGCGAGCCAAGCGCTATAACCTGAAAATGACTGATGAGCTATACGAGCCTCACGAAGTGCTGAGTAAGTATCCTCAGTACCTTGGCAAGATGGGCGTCCGTTTCAGAATGCCAATTTTAGACTGGACAAATAAGCAGGTTTTTGACTTTCTAGATGGAGAACACAACCCGCTATACAATGCAGGATTCGACCGCGTTGGTTGCTTTCCGTGCTTAGCTGGTGGCGATGCATGGAAAGAGAAAGCGTTTGCGCATGATAAGTTTGGTCAACAACAACGAATCCGCGTAAAGGTACTGGAAGATGCAATAGGTAAATCAGTGTTCACCAGTAAAGGCGCAATGCAGCGCAATAATGAAAATCAGGTTGATATGTTTTCTTCACCTGGCTGTCGGGTTTGTGAGATATGAAAGCATACAGCATCCAACTACCAGGAAGTGACAGAGCTTTTACGTTCTTAACCGACGAACCACCAGAAGCCGTTGCGGATGCTATTGCGGAGCGGTTTCGGGTTTGGCCGGTTAGGGTTGTGGCTTTGTAGTGGTCTGACCTCTAAATATCTACTTGACGGCCTTAACAGGCCGTTTTATCTTTAACGCACAAGACAACAGGAAGGAAACAAAATGAAATCTAAAGACCTAGCAAACTTCCATAACGTCCATGAGCGCACAACGCGCAAGTGGTCACAAGAACAGCGCCACCGCAAAACCATCCAAGCTGAAGCTGACGTAACGCCGATAGAGTGGCAGCTTGTCGGAGAAATAAGCCAGCTGTGCTACTTGTACAACGCAATGAACTGGCAAGGTGCAATGACTACGCAATCAGTTGTTTTCTGTGTAGCAGCAAAGCGCATGACCGTATCATTTTACTACTCGACTGGTTTTGGCCCAGAGCGAGAGCTTACCGCTGAAACATCGAACACAGCAGAAATGCAACTGATAAAAATGCAGCTTGAGAAGCTGGTTTATGGAGAAGAGAAATGAAATACAAATTTACAGGTGAGACAAAACAGTGTTTTGGACGCACATTACATCAAATAGTTTGCGTTACAGCGTTTGCATCAATTGCGGTAGGTGATATTGGCGGGTGGATTGAAAAAGAAGAAAACCTAAGCCAGCGCGGCGATGCGTGGGTGTTCGGCGATGCGTGGGTGTACGGCGATGCGCGGGTGTTCGGCGATGCGCGGGTGTACGGCGATGCGCGGGTGTTCGGCGATGCGCGGGTGTACGGCGATGCGCGGGTGTTCGGCGA